GTATCAGTCCGAGGCTCATCAAACACACATCATCACGCTGATGGGTAACACGACTGTGATCACATATCGGATCGGCCCTGATGGTGCTCTCGTATACGCTAAGACCTACCACGCCAAGGAGCGCATGCACTAAGCCTCAACCACTAACCATAAAAACTCGCCCTCTAGCGCGTTCTGCTCCGACCAAGAATTGATCGCGCTAGAGAGCTAAGCAAGCTATGAATCAACAGTGTAGCATGAGTGTGGCTACTTATCAAAAGGTGTGTTAAACATTTACGCAAGCTCTAGGCCATTGCTCTCACCTTAACAATTTGTTTGAAACCTTACCATTAACCGTGAGGGTAACGGCTTAGCGTTTGACATGCTCCTCCTGATATGGAATCATCAGCGTCCTTTTAACGTCGAGCGTCTCGTTCACTGTGGGCGTCTCGGCTTTAGAGGGCAGTGTGAGAACTGGATCAAGCTTGTCTGTCTGCTCTTAGTGGGGGGGATGGTCAAGCCTTGCCTTCTGTTGAGAGTGTGCTATGGTAAGCGCGTGGGTCTCCCATAGATGCCTGTGGTTGGTTGGTTCCTCAGAGGCTGCTTATCCCCTTGTCTTTGCTCGCCGACACCAAACAGGTGGTAGTAGAGATGAGGGGATTAGTTTATCTATTGACTCTGTGCTCTGAGTGTAGTACGTTCACCACGTCACCACCTAGCTCTTCAATGCTTAGTTTACCCCGATTGACCCAAGCGTTTATCATCGGCTAGGTGGTGACACTAGGAGGACCATGCAGAGACAGACCACTAGCATCAGACTCTCTGAAGATGAGAAGGCTTGGCTAGCTGAGCGCGCCAATCATCTGAAGTGTTCACGCGGTGAACTTATTAGGGCTCTCGTCAGAGCTTACTACAACAACCATTCAAGAGGCGGGTACCTCGTTAAAGAAGTGGCTGACATCATTGGAGAGATCAAGTGATCAACAACATAACGCTCATCGGCAACCTTGGCAAAGACGCAGAACTCAAGCGCACTACTAACGGCGCTGAGTATGCTGTCTTCAGCGTCGCAACGAGCGACAACTACAAAGACCGTAACGGTGAATGGCAGAGTGAAACCGAGTGGCACTACATCAAGGTCTGGGGCAAGTCAGCAGATCGAGCGTCTCAACAGCTGAAGAAGGGCGCTAAGGTATATGTTGAGGGTAAGCTCAAAAGCTATGAGTCCGATGGGGTCAGGCGCTATGAGATCACCGCGCATACTTGGCGCTCACTTGACTCACGTCAGCACAATGACTTGGCACCCGGTGACCTGCTCCCCCCTGACGCACCTCAACAGACAAGTCAACAGACATGGAAGCAACCACCACAGAACCCAACATGGGTAAGTAACAAGCCTTACTGAGGAGACACGATGGAGAACCAACCAACCAACGAAGACGCCATCAACATACTTGATGAGCTCGCGCGTCTAGTCGTGCTCGACGCTGAAGAGCATGGTGTGATTATGGCTGAGCATAGCCAAGCGCTCATGAAGCACATTGAGAAGGTAATGAAAGAGGCGCGTCAAGCGATAGGTGAGGAAGAGTAATGGCACAGACTGAAGAGCAGAAACGTGAAGTAGCGCGCGCGCGATACCATCGTAAGAGGCGTGAGGAGACTCCTGAACAGCGTGAGGTCAGGCTAGCCAAGCAACGAGAGAAGATGAATCTCTATCGCCTCGCGATGACGCCAGAGGAGCGCGCTGAAGACTCTAGAATCAGGAGCATCAAGCAGAAGATGCAACGCGACGCTAGGAAGCTCAAGAAGAAAAGAGAGTCAGGTGAGTCTTGAGACGACACAAGAGACGAGCGGAGATGACACCAGAGGAGAGAGCCAAGTCTCAGGCATACAGCAGAGCGCACTATAAGAGGATCAGAGACAAAGAGACCCCATCTGAGAAAGCAGACCGCTTGAAGTATCAGGCTCTCATCGCTCGCATGAAGAGGGAAGAGGAGACGCCTGAAGAGCGTGAGGCTAGACTCATCAAGTCAAGAGCGCGCTACAATAGGATCAGGACTGAAGACCCTGAGAAGTATGAGCGCATGCTGGCCGAGGGTCGCGCTAATTACTACAGACGAAAGCGCGAGCGGTCTAAGTAGTGTATAATATATATACAAGCTAGACACACAACGCGCGCGCGAGGGACCAATGAAGACAAGAGAAGACCGTGAGGAGTTGCTCACCAACCTCAGAGAAGGGATGAGCATACAGGCCGCATGTGCTCTCAGTGGGATCAGTCGAGCCACTTACTACATGTGGTTAGACAAGGATGAGGAGTGGGCTGAAGAGGTGGAGTTCGCCAAGCGATTCGCTGAGCCTGTCCTACTCTCAAGGATTAAGTCATGTGCTGCAGAGCGTGGAGAGTGGCGCGCATATGCTTGGATTTTAGAACGACGTTGGCCACAAGAGTGGGGGCCAAAGCAAGAGATCGAGATCAACCAAACCACGAACGATGGCGGTGCTGATATGGTCAGGCAGATGATCGAGCAGACAGACCGCCGAGTGATGGAGAGCACACATGAAGAGAATACAGATCTGGCTAACTCGGAGCTGGTCGAATCGTCATCATCACCTGAAGAGTGAATACCAAGTGCTAGGTGAATATGATGTGCTCTGTCAGGAAGATGAGAGTCATGGTTGGGACCATCGTCATCTTGACCTCATCAGCGTTGAGGAGGGTACACAGGTTGAGCTCCTCGACGTGAACAAGGATGGCTTTGAGACTCGCTCGTTTTGGATAGCGACACCCACAGGTTTGATCATTGCTTCTCGACCTTAACCCACTCCAACAGGATATCATCGCGAGCATACGACAAGAGCAACGTGTTGTCTCAGCTCGGTGTGGTTGGGGTGCAGGTAAGACGAGCGCGCTAGTGTTCGCCATATTGTTCATCTCCAAGTGGCGGCCGGGAACGTCCACGCTACTAGTCACCGACACCAACCCACGCTACAACTCTGTGTTGATGCCTGAGATGGAGAAGTGGTTAGGCCCATTGGGGTGGACGTATAATCACACGCTCAGACAGTGGCTAGACCCATCAACCAAATCAACCGTGTGGTGTCGCTCCTACTTTCGACCTGGTACGCGAGACGCTACACACAACCCGCTTGAGGGGCTCAACATCACATCAGGCGTGTGTCTCATTGATGAGTGTCAGACGCTCACTGAGGAGGTAGCGCACAAAGCCTTGGGGCGTCTGCGATCAGGGCCAACACCGATCATGATATTGGTTGGTCTCCCTGTGGCTGACGCTTGGTGGTGTCAACTCGCTGAGTCATCGGGGTATGATCCCAAGCTCTATACGTCATATGTGAATCAGGACAACCTGAGTGACGAGTGGTTTGAGGCTACTCATATGTTACCAGAGGCCGAGCGTGAAGCCATGGTCATGAACAAGCCGAGACCTCCAAGCGGGTTGGTCTATGGCGAGTTCGATCCATCTACTATGGTGATCGATGGTTGGAAGTATCGCCCCGACATGTCAGCGCGCATAGCAATCGACTGGGGATTCAGAAAACCATCGGTGCTCATCCTAGCTCATGATGACAAGCTGAATGCAGACGTGATCTGCGCTGAGCTGAATCCTAATGAGGTGACCGTTGAGCAGTTAGCTGCGCTCATCCTAGCTATTGCTTGGCCACGCGCGCTGAAGCATCAAGCCCCAAGTGATCGAATATGGATAGATCAAGGGTGTGCTGACAAGGCAGGCAAAGCGCGGAACGATCAAACGGGCGCGTCTGCATTCAGAGCCATGCGAGCTCCACCACCCAAAGGTCTTGGCTTTCCTCTGCGCTCGACCACTGACCCAATCAGGACTGACATACTCAACGGTGTCGGTAAGCTCAAGCGAGCGTTCACACGTCGTCAGTACCTCATCACTAGAGAGGTGTGGCAGAAGGGGGAGCGCGTGTCTGGCAACTCGATTAGAAAGGCTCTACTCTCATACGCTTGGGAGAGGAACAAAGAGCAACCTAAGAAGGATGGTCGAGAGGACCCGCTTGATGCTCTCCGATATGATTGCATCATGTGGCGTTGGGCCGATGATCAAGCTGTTGATCAGCGTCGGTATGGTGGAAGAACCAAGCAAACTAGAACACGTCGCGTGAGTGTCGGCGGTGCAAGGACGAGAGGTTTCTGATGAAGATCTATACTGATGGTTATGGTGAGGTGAGGTTACTCCACACGATGGGTGAAGACGAGACGCCAGCTCAAGCGGCGCGCGTCAGCTTCTCGCATCTCGTACATGATGAGGGGATGACTAGCCGTGATGAGAAGCTGATCAAGTACCTAGCAGCACATCACCACACATCACCCTTTGAGCATGTCACAGCCACGTTTGAACTAACTGTCCCGCTCTTTGTTGCGCGCCAGATCATGAGACATCGAACCTTTAGCTTCAATGAGTTGAGTAGAAGATACACGTCTAAGGCGCTCAAGGTCTATCACCCTTCAAGCATCAAGCGACAAGCTACCAACAACCTACAATGCTCGACCAATGAAGACCCCGATGATCTAGACACATGCCAAGCCATGATGCAGTCTGTGGCTGACCAGACCTTGGCGGTATATGCTGAGCTGATCAGTAGAGGCGTAGCGCGCGAGACAGCTCGTATGGTGCTACCATGCTCGACATACACTACGTTCTGGATGACCGGCAACCTTCACAACTGGGTCAAGTACATCCGACTAAGAGACACTGACCACGTTCAACTTGAGACAAGATTGGCTACTCAGGCGATCAGAGCACAACTCATTGAGCGGTTCCCTGTGAGCATGTCAGCGCTGTTAAGTGATGAGTATTCATGAGTAAACACATCTTGTCTCGACTACGCCAAGCCGAACTACTCAGCAGTATTAGCCCTTGCCCTAGAGGTAAAGTCGGCGCTGTACTCTTCGAACCACGCTCATGGGTGATCATCTCGGATGGGTACAATGG